CTTGCAAGACGATGCTAATGGAGTTTCACAGTATTCGTTTGAGGTTACCGACCAAGTAAAACGTTTTGTTGCTAGTGCTACTAGTAGGGTTGCCATTGTTTACGACTGGGATCCTGTTGCACATGCTCTATTTCTAACCTTTGAGGTTGACGAGCTAGCATTTATTGATGGTGGTAATTCATCTGATAAGACTGCATCGATTCAATTCGTTGCAGGTAGTGCACAATCTAGTGGCACAGGTGTATCGCCACACGTTATTATTGATAGTGCAGGTAACGACATTGTTACTTTTACAGATCCGTTATCAGCAATCTTAAACAAAGCGTTTGAGGATGATGATGAATTAGACGGAGTAGGTGACGGTATTATTGACCTCGTAAATACTGGCACAGAATTTGAAAATGATATCAACCTAGACGGTGGTATCGCATCATCTAAATATGGTATTGAGGAAGAATTAGGTGGACAGAATATCACCTTATTCCAAGCTGCGGACAAACTATACGACGGAAATAGTCCACCGCAACTTGCAACTGTTGTTACTGCAGGCGTTTTGGGTGACGGAGACACCCATCAATCCTTCGGTGCAATCACTGTAAGAAATAGAAACACAACAGCATATTCTCTTAACGAAACTGTAACTGGTCAATCGACTGGTGTTACTGCAACCTTTAAAGGTATAACAGCAGGCGAGAGAGATGGTGAATTTATTATCAATGTTGAATCTATAACCCCATCAAACACAAATAATAAGTTTAGTGCGGGCGAAACCATACAAGGTCAAGGATCAGGTGCAACAAGCACACACATCTTTACTGAGTATACAACCAGAGTCCGAAATGAGGACGATTAAAAACTCCATAAATAAAGTGTGGGAGACCTATAGCTAAATGGCACTATTAACCGACCAGTTTAGAATTTTTACTGCCAAGAGATTCATTAAATCTCTGGAAGGTCCTGATTCGGCTCAGTCCGACTTACTTGCAGGATCTGCCAGAGATAGACTGTATGTATTCATTGGCAGACCTCAAAGCTGGGACAATGAGAATGACCCACCTGATCCAACAGATTCGCTGCAAGAATTTGCTGACAACTTCTCTGACATGATCTCCCTTAAGAGGGTATTGGCAAACGATACTATTCAAGTTGTCCGTCGTATCAACTGGATCCCACCCGAGCAAACCACTGGTGGATTGGGTTACGTTTACGACATGTATAGACATGATTATTCAGCCACTAAGACTGCTGCGTCTGGTGCGACGAAGTTGTATGACGCTGACTTCTACGTTGTCAACTCTAGTTACCAAGTATATAAGTGCATATTCAACGGCACAAGTCCTTCTGATCCTAACGGTAAACCTTCTACTGTTGAGCCTACTGGCACCTCCACATCTATTATTACGACTGCCGATGGCTATCGTTGGAAGTATCTTTATACTATCCCTGTGGGGCAAGTCCTAAAATTCTTCTCTAACGAATACATGCCAGTGTTGGAAGATACTGCTGTTATCTCTGATGCTGTTGGTGGAGAGATTGATACAGTTATTATCGGATCTTCAGGTACTGGTTATAACAACGGCACCTACGAAAACGTCCCTATTAAAGGAGATGGTGTTGGTGGACGTGTATCGCTAGTGGTTGACGGTGGTAAACTTGTTACTGCTACTGTTACATCTGGTGGATCTGGATATACATTCGGGACAGTTGTTATCGATGAGATCAACGGTATCGGAGCAGGAGCAGGATCTGGTGCATCTGTTGAGGTTATCATTCCTCCATCTGTAGGTCATGGTGCAGCACCTGACACAGAGTTGGGTGGATATCGTGTGATGATTAACACCAAGTTTACATACGCTGAGGGATCTGGTGACTTCCCAACTGATAACGACTATCGTCGTATTGGTTTGTTGCTCAATCCATTCAGATATGGCACAAATGAATTGACTGCAGAATTAACTTTGTCAGGCACAAAGGCAGTTATTTTCTCTCCAACATTTACAGGAAACTATAGCACAGACGAGATCGTAACACAGTCTAGGACTGTTGGTGGTCAGCAGGTTACTGCTAGAGGTCGTGTTGTTTCTTGGAATAGCACTACAAAAGTATTGAAGTATTACCAGAATAGAATCGACGGAATCTTCCCTGAGATTACTGGTAGTTTGACTGAGTTTGATGGAGGTAACCCAGTAGTGGGATCTATCTCAGGTACATCAGGTGACCCAGACATTAACTTCCCTATTGTCTCTGGATCCTCTACCAGAGTCATTAACAACACAGAATATGATCTGGGTATGGCATTTACTAACGGTTATGCAGACCCCGAGATTGAGCCAAATAGCGGTCGGATTATTTACATAGATAATAGAGGACCAATCACTCGTGCGGGCGACCAAATTGAGGATATCAAAGTCGTAATCGAATTCTAAGATGCCACAGAATACCAACCTAAACATTAGTCCCTATTTCGACGACTTCGATAAAGATAAGAATTTTTATCGAGTGCTCTATAGACCTGGATTCCCAATACAGGCAAGAGAGCTAACGACGATGCAATCGATCTTGCAAAATCAGATCGAGAATATGGGTCAGCACTTCTTCAAAGAAGGTGCAATGGTCATACCTGGTCAAGTAGGTTATGATCTGAATGTGCAAGCTATTGTACTTCAACAAGCATTTTTGGGAGTTGACGTTGAGACGTATCGTGCTCAACTTAGTGACAAGATTATCTCTGGACTTACATCTGGTATTCGTGCAAAAGTCCTATACTCTATTCCTGCCACTGAGTCAACTAAAGGATATATTACTCTCTATGTGAAATATATTGACTCTGGTGATACTATCTCAGAGACTAATGTTCGTGGTTTCCAAGCAAACGAGCAGTTGATCTGTGAGTCTGAATTGACTTTCGGCACAACTTTGATTGAGATTGGATCTCCATTTGCTCAGTTGCTTCCTGTTGATGCAACTGCAGTTGCTGCTGTAGCATATATCAATGAAGGTATCTACTTTATTCGTGGACATTTTGTAAACGTCCCTAGTGCTTATATTATCCTTGATCAATATACTAACAATCCGTCATATAGAATTGGTCTAGAAGTCGCAGAATCTATCGTTACCCCAGAAGATGATACATCTCTAAACGATAACGCTGCAGGCACATCAAACTATTCAGCACCAGGTGGTCATAGATTTAAGATTTCTACTACACTGGTCAAGAAACCAATCTCCGATGAAACTGATAAAAACTTCATCGAATTAATTAGAATCCGTAATTCTAGGATTGAGAGTTATGTTGATACATCTGCATACTCACAACTTGAGAAATCTTTAGCTCGTAGGACTTTTGAAGAGTCTGGCGACTATGTAATCGACACATTCGATGTTAAGTTGAGAGAGCATCGTAATGATGGATTCAACAATGGTGTATACCAACCAGGTCAAACATCTAGAGCAGGACAACCTGCATCAGAAGAATATGCATCGATCGAGGTATCACCAGGTAGAGCATATATTAAAGGTTTTAGGACAGAGTTTTTAACTCCACAATATGTTGACCTTAAGAAACCAAGAGACTTTGTTGGTATTCAGAATACTATCATTCCTCTAGAGTGGGGTCAATATCTAAAAGTATTTGGTGTATATGGGTGGCCTAACTTCACTGGTGAAGGTGTTAGTGATGCTTATCAGATTGTCGATCTACAGGATGGATGGGCAGTCGCTACTAACAATAGTGTAGTCGGTCAAAAAATCGGACGTGCTCGCTGTGTGCAACTACAGAAAGCAGGAGCAGGTCTATTTGACATGTATCTGATGGATATCCAGTTGTATACTGCTGTCAATTTTGTTGCAGGTAACACAACTGTTGCTATTGGTGACAAACTTGTTGGACGTATCTCAGGTGCTACAGGATTTGTAACTGATGATTTCTCAGGACAGAGAGTATCTCTTGAGCAAGTATCAGGTACTTTCATTGACGGTGAGGTAGTCACTAGAGATGGTAGAGTTGTTGGCACACTAGATGCTGTGCACACATATAAAATTACTGACGTAAGATCTGTTATTGGACGCAACGCCCAATCTGTTGTTAGTTTTGCAGCGAAACTATTGCTTAATGACAGAGCAGTTATCAGAGGATCTTCTATTACAATCGATCAGGCAGGATCACCTCCTAAGATTACAGGTACTAATGGATCTAAGTTTGAGCAAGACCTAAGACCTGGTGATGTTATTTCTCCTGACGGTTTATCATCTCCACAAGGTGAAAAGACTCTTGTTATTACGAAAGCAGATAAGAATGCTATCAACCTAACAGCTCAAAACAATACAGGTGTTACACCTTATGTCTTTGATTATCAAGCACAGACTGCTACAGTTGACACTAGTTTAACTAAAGGGACTATTGCAGACGGCACATATACTACTGTTGTAAGATATAGACCATATCTATATGGTCAGAATCAACCTTCTGGTCAGTTGTCTCAGGACATGCCTAAGAGGACAATCAAGTCTATCACTGACGAATCATTCTTTGTCTTTAGGACTTTTGATAACAAGACTGTTGTATCAGGTGGTTTGACTGTTGCACTTCCAGAATCTGAGCAGTTTGCTGCACTGGATGATGACAACTACATTCTTACAATCCTTGCAGAATCTGGATCAGCATATTCAGTTGGTGACAACCTTGACATCGAGGCACTATCTGACGCACAGACATTGACAGTTACCTTTGGTGCTGACAGACAGTCCATTACTATTGACGGTCTTACAGGTGTTACCACAGTTAAACTGACTGCATTGGTATCTAAGAATATCGTTTCTAGAAAAATTAAGACTGCATCTAAGATGCGTGCTATGAAAGTCACTAGGACTTCTAAGCAACAAGACATTCAAAGATTCGGACTAAACTATGGAGGATTGTATGGTACAAGAATCGAAGATCCAGAAATATCATTTGGTCTCAACGACGTATATAAGCTCCACGCAGTCTATGAATCCGAAGATGACAACGCTCCCAAGATCCCTTACGTTGTACTCTCGGAGGCAACTTTCTTTGCTCCTGGCACGGTTGTCACAGGGGTTACATCAGGTGCAAGAGCAGTAGTTGTATCATTTATTAACGCAACTCTAAGACTTTATAACGTTGACCTAAACGGCACAGGGTTTAATCCTGGCGAAACTATTAATGGTCAAGACAGCGATGGTAACGTATTGACTGCAACCATTGATGATGCTGACGGATCTGTTGAAAAAGGATCTAAGGTTATCACTAATCAATATGAATTGAATCAGTCACAGAATGCATTCTTCTATGATGTATCTCGTCTAATCAGAAAACCTGGCACTACTCCTCCAACCAGACAGTTGATGGTAGTGTTTGACTACTTCATCCATGAAGCATCTGGTGATTACTTCTCTGGTCAGTCATACACTGGTATTGACTTTGCAGATATTCCATCACCACTTCTTAAAGGATCTAGTAGGACTGTTAGAGACCAACTTGACTTCCGTCCTGCAGTTGGTGAATTGGCAACAGGACAAGGCACAGTCGGTAGTCCTTTTGAGGTGACTTGTGCAACTCTTGACTTCGATGCTAGACAATTCTCTACAACTGGTCAGGGTGCAGGTGCTGCAGCAGCAGCGACCTTGTTTGATATTCCTAAGGCAGAAACAGAATTCCGTTGTGACTTCGACTACTACCTACCTAGGACAGACAAACTATTCCTTACTCACGATAATGATCTACAGTTGATTGAGGGTATATCTTCAGAAGATCCTCAACCACCTGATAACATTCAGAGTGCTATGTGTTTGGCAACGCTCAAGCATAGAGCATTTATGTTTGATCCAGAGCGTGACACTACGATCAACCAAGAAATCATCAAGCGTTATACGATGAAGGACATCGGTGACCTTGATAAGCGTATCACCAACGTTGAGTATTACACTGCACTTTCTCTTCTTGAGATCAAAGCAGAAAATACCGCGTCTTACGACGAGAATGGTTTCGACAGACTTAAGAATGGATTTGTTGTTGATGACTTCACTGACCATAAGATTGGTGACGTCAACAGTAGTGATTACAAGTGCTCTCTAGATTTCAAAGAAGGAATCATGAGACCTTCTCACTTTACTAACAACGTCCCACTCGAATTAAACAATACTAAATCAGTCAACGTCACTACAACCCCTGCAAATATTTGCATGTTGCCATACCAAGACGTTGTTATCGTGGAGCAACCCTATGCATCAAGAAGTGAAAATGTTAACCCATTTAATGTATTTACTTTCATCGGTCGTATCGATCTTACACCTACATCAGATGACTGGCTCGAAACCAACAGACTTCCTGCCAGAGTAGAAAACATCGAGGGTGACTTTGCCTCTGTTGCTGCAGAGAATAACATTGATCCTAACACAGGTTTTGCACCTATCCAATGGGGTGGTTGGCAAACTAACTGGACTGGCGAAACAACAATTTCTACAGATACTATCATCAACAGGACTGGTAGTCACAGTGGTGGTGGTACTTGGGTCGGCACAAGACACAGAGGTCTTGAATTTATCCACGAAAGACGCACATTTGAAGTTAGAGAGAATCAATCTAGACAGGGTATTAGGACAAGAATCGTGCCTAAGATTGAGAGAAAATCACTGGGTGATTCTATCCTTTCACAGACTGCAGTGCCATGGATCAGATCTAGAAACCTTGCATTCGACGTTTATAGAATGAAACCAAGGACTCGTGTCTACTGTTTCTTCGATGGCGTTGATATTACTCCTTATGTTACACCTAAAGTAATCGAGCTTAATAAGACTGGTAACAACAGTAATGTTAAGAATGAAGTTATTACAACAGCTGGAGCAAACGCATTCAACCAACCATCAGATAGCACTATTGATAACAGTAACCAGATCCCATTCGTGGTTGGTGAGACTGTTGTTGGTATTGAATCTGGTGTCAAGTTAAAAGTTGCACCTGCGGATGACGAATATGTAACAACTCCATACGGCACAGGTGCTGCGGTATTGCCTACATCATATGCATCTAACACTGACCTCCTTAACATTGACATTAACGAGATGGCATCCACCGCTAATGGTGAATTCCAAGGTAATGTGAAAGTTGGTGAGTTGCTTGTTGGACAGACATCTGGTGCTGCTGCTTACGTTAAAGATCGTCGTCTATTGACTGACAACGTTGGTAACTTCAAAGGCACATTCTTTATTCCTAATCCAAAAGTTGACTCTAACCCACGTTGGGCAACAGGTACAAGGACTATCAGATTTACAACCAGTGCAACAAACGAAAGGACACCTGGCACAGTTGACTCATCTGCTGATGCAGAATACAGAGCAACAGGTACGTTGCAGACTGTAAGAGAAAACATTCTTGCAATCCGTAATGCTGAGATTGTCCGTGACACCGTTACTGATGAGAGGACAATCAACTCTACTAGGACTGAGACAAGACAGATCGGTTGGTATGACCCTCTTGCACAATCATTCATTGTGGATGAAGAAGGCGGTATCATGATCACTGGTGTTGAGATCTTCTTTAGGACTAAGGACTCCAACATTCCTATCTCTATGCAGATCAGGACAATGGAAAATGGATATCCTACAAAAGATATCTTGCCTCTATCTGATATTACTATCAACGCTGCCGATGTTGAAATTTCAGAAAGTGGAGCAATCCCGACGAGGTTTACGTTTAGATCTCCTGTCTATATTAAACAATCGGTTGAATATTGTTTCGTCTTGCTGTCTGACTCTAACGAATATCAAGTCTGGATATCCAGAATGGGTGACGTAGAGAAGTCTGGTAATAGGACGATCTCTGAGCAACCATATGCAGGTGTGCTATTCAAATCACAAAACGCATCTACTTGGACTGCTGACCAATATGAGGATCTCAAGTTTACAATTTATAAAGCAGCATTCGACACTACTCTTGATGGCACCGTAACTCTCGAAAACGTTGAGATGGGTGAGACTAATGGTGGTTATACAAGACTTACTGACAACCCACTGGTTACTATTCAACCTGAGCAAGTATTGACTTTACCTGTTGCAGGTGGACCTTTCAGTTACACAGTTGGTGCTAGACTAACACAAAGTCCATCAGGTGCATCTGCTACTATCGCAGCGTTTGACTCGGTAGCAACTCCTAATACTATCACAATTAATGATATCTCAGGCATCTGGTCTGCAGGTTTCATTGACGGTAGTGGTAACGCATTCCAAGGAATTGTATCATCTCAGGCAACCGCTATTTTCCAGTTGTCTACAGTGTCTAATGGTGACTTCTCACCTAGACCTAATCCTGCAACAGGTACTGCAACAACTACAGTTGATATCATTACAGGATCTACATCAAACTCTACTGCGAGAGTTACTGCATACTATGCGACAGGTGATACTCTCCCTGATACTAGTGTTGCATCCAACCCTGTCTTATATGTAAACTATGTTGATAAAGACTTCGACCTTGCAGATACTCTGTCGGAAAATGGCGGTGTTGTTACTGCTACTATCTCCTCTGTTGCCTATAGTGGAGACACAAGGAATAACTACCCTGTTTCGGCACCATCGTATCAGGCGAAGGATCGTAAAGTCCTCGTGTATCACAAGAATCATTGTATGCACCAACGAACCAACAATGTTGATGTAAGAGGCGTAGTCTCAGAAGTCCCACCAACAACGTTGACTTCATCTCTATCAGCAGGTGCTACAAGTATTAACGTAGAGGCAGGTGCAGCATTCCATACACAAGTTAATGGACAAGCAATCGGTAACTTGAATCCTGGCTACCTCATGATTGGTAGTGAGATCATTCAATACTCTGCTATCTCTAGTGACGGTAAAGTTATTACAGTTGCTACATCTGGTAGAGGATCTAATACGACTGCTGACCAAGATCATCCTACTGGATCACAGGTCTTCTGTTACAACTTTGATGGTATTCCTCTTACAGAAATTAACAAAGTCCACGATAGTATTGGCGATCCATGGATGGATCATTACCTACTCAATACTACATCTGTTGCTAACAACGGTATTCGTGGTGGTGGTATCCATGCAATCGCTTCACAAAACTTCCAGTTTGAAACATTGCGTCCATCGGTTGCCAACCTGGTATTCCCAGAAACAAGTATTGTTGCTCGTGTAAATACTACGTCGGGCACATCTGTTGGAGACGGCACGACGGTTGTTGATCAAGCGTCATTCGTTAACAATGGTACATATTATGATATCACTTTAAATACAGAGAATTATTTCACAACTCCTCAACTCATTTGCTCTAAGGTTAACGAAGACAACAAGTTGGGTGGTAACAAATCTATCTCTCTTGATTTAACACTTCATACGGATAACCCAAATGTCTCTCCGTATGTTGACCTAGATAGGACATCTCTTATCACTGTCAGCAACAGAATCAATCAATGGCCAGGCGGTCCTCAAGCTCTTGGTATTAACACTCTGATTGAATCAACTGCTGATGTATCTCTAGAACCTAGTGGAGATCAAAACGACGCCGTTTATCTCACTCGTATAGCAAACCTTGCTCAACTTTCACGCACACTTAAAATTGACTTTGGATGCTATAGACCACAAGGCACAGAGGTAAGAGTTTATATCAAGACTTACGAATCAGGAAGTGAAGTCGATCCAAATACAATCAACTTTGTAGAGGTGCAACCGAAAGTGGGCATTCCTGCGTCCGACGTATTTGAATTCAGAGATTATTCTTATGAAGCGACCGCACTTAACTTTAATGCATTCCAAGTCAAGATTGTATTGAGGTCTAAGAATCAGGCAATAGTCCCTCAGGTAATCGACTTTAGGTCAACAGCACTCGCTACTTAAAGTACCTAAACTTCGATCCCGAAAACCGACAAGCTGATTCTACTTATTATTTTGATCTTTGTCAAGTATGGACATTAAAAATCTGATACCTGTTGATGGAAAAGAGGGTTGGTATCGTGATCCCCTGACAAATGCCATCATCAATAACAATACATCCGAATACGAAAAATACATGGCTGCCTACAACAAGCGGGCAAAAACTGAAGTCACAATCGAGACTTTACAAACTGAGGTTGATGAAGTAAAATCAGATCTGAAGGATATTAAGGGTCTACTCAAATCATTATTGGAGCTACAAAATGACAGCAACTAAAACTGAAACTCTTTCTAAGGAAGAGCTTCTTGATCAATTCAAGACACGTTATGGCAAACTAGTTGAAGAAAACAAAGAGCTAAGCGAAAAGATCCGCTCTAACGAGCAGACTGCACTCAAACTACTGGGTGCCATCGAGACACTGGAATATCTCTCCCCTGAGAAACTTGCTGCAACAACCGAGGTCACTGAGGACATAAATAACTCAGACGAATAGTGTGCTTTGCAAGGATCCTTAAGCAATGGCAAATAGAATACAATTAAGACGTGATGGTGCTCAGCAGTGGGCAAACATTAACCCGATCCTCGCCCAAGGTGAGTTGGGTATCGAAATCGATACGTCGAGACTGAAAATTGGTGACGGTGTTACTCCGTGGAATAGTCTTCGCTACGAGCGACCACTAGAGACGGAAAGTAATACTGCGAACACTCTTGTAAAGAGAGACGCCGATGGTAACTTCGAGGCAGGTGCCATTACTGCTTCATTGGTGGGTAACTCCGCTACAGCAACTAGACTAGCAAACGCTAGACAGATCTCCCTTGGTGGTGACATGTCTGGTAGTGGTACGTTTGATGGATCCGCAAACTTAACCATTACTGCTGAGTTGAATTATCAACCAGGTCTTCCACACTATGATCCTAACGATCTAGATGCTACAGCACAATATACAAGACTAACTGTAGACTCTCGTGGTCGTATCGTGGATGGTGATAACCCCACGACTCTTGCTGCGTACGGTATTGCTGACGCTCAGTCTGCAGATACAGATCTACAGTCTATTGCAGATATGACCTCCTTCGGTCTGATGTCACGTCAGGCAGAGGGCACCATTACAACTAGGACTATCACAGGTGGTAGTGGTCGTATTATTGTTAATAATGGTAACGCACAAAGTAACAACCCATTTATTGACCTTGCTGATACAACGGTCGTTGTTGGTTACTACAACCCTACTGGTAACCTAGACACACCTCTAATCTCAGTTAACCTACCTGATGATCAAACCGTCAACACTACTGAATTTACTGTTGATAGATATGGTCGTCTGACACAGGCACTTACCATTCCTATTGCTACTGCAAAGGAAGGTAGTGAAGATCCTGTATTCGATAATGCAACAGCATACTCAAGATATGATAAGGTCAAAAACTCAAGTAGTCGCTTGTATGAGGCTATCGCTGATATCTCTTCTGGAGGCGGTGAGCCTACACACACGGACACCTCCGACGCAGGGTCTTGGAGATATCTGGGATCTGCTGTAAGTCCACAGAAAGGTCTTGCATCATTTAACCAAGAAGATTTCGATGTATCAGCATGGAATCCTGCCTCGCAGTATGAGGGAGGATTTGTTAGTATTGCTGCAGCAGGTGTAGACAATACACAACTACAAAATAATCGCGTTTCGTTTGCTGACGGAAACACAAAAGAAGACTTTGAATTAGATCAGGAGTTGACTGCAACTACTGGTTACAGAGGATTCAACTATCTCAACTATGTTAAAATTAACGATACGTCAGGGTCTCTTCTATTCGGGGCTAATAATACTGGCGACTCTGGGGCTGGAGAGGTTGATATTAATGTAAGGACATATATTAGTGATCCTGACATTACACTTGACGGTGCCGTAAATCAGAAACTAGACAAGACTGGTGACGGTGATCTTACTTTCCAACACACACAAAATACTACAAATAATCGCACCCTGCTAATCAATGCGACTAATGCAGGTAGTGGTAATGCACTTATTAACATTACTGCTGAAAATGATATTACAATCAATGCCACTAACGTTGCTAACAGAGTCAACGTAGAGGATTTCCACTTCCAAGATAACGTCATCTCGACTACCAACTCAACGTTGGTTATCGATCCTAATGATGATGACGGTGCTACTGGTCTTGTTAGAGTCCGTGGTGATCTTCAAGTAGATGGCACAACTACAACTGTTAACTCAACTACATTAACTGTCCAAGATCCAATCATCACTCTAGGTGGTGAGGATACTCTTACATCTGATGACAATCTTGATCGTGGTGTAGAATTTAGATACTATGATACTCAAGAAAGATTCGGATTCTTCGGGTGGGACGAAGATTATGCAGACAGCAATATATGGTCTGGCACTGGCGGGTATCGCTTCCTCTACAATGCGACCAACTCTTCTGAAACATTTACTGGGACTGACGCTCCTATCATTGGTGGTAACCTCAGACTAACTACCAACACACAATCAACCTCAACCACTACAGGTACTTTAGTTGTAACTGGTGGTGCAGGTATTTCTGCTAACGTATACATTGGTGGCACACTTGATGTTGCCCAAGATGTAGACATTAATAGTGGAGAGATGACCGTTACTGCATCTAACGGTAACATCTATACACAAGGTGACTTGCAGGTAGACAGCAACGTTATTCTTGGCACAGATGCAAACGATACTGTTACTGTAAACTCTGACTCGACATTTGAAGATGACGTTAGAATTGTCGGTCCTAATACAGTATTTTCTATCACAAACGGCACTGCCGAAAAGTTTGTCATCGATAGTGACAACGGAAATATCCACAGTGATGGCACCCTTGATGTCGATAGTGGTGTTACATTCAACAGCACACTTGATGTAGATGCTGCTGTCACCTTTAACAGCACTCTGGATGTAGACGACGATTCAGTATTCCATAATGACATCACTCTTGATACTACTGGTAAGTATTTCAAGATTACTAATGGCACAGATGATAAGTTTACCGTCCTATCTACAAACGGTAATACTGACATCAGAGGCACACTGACTGTTGGATCTGCTGTAACATTTGAGAATAATCTACAAGTAGATGGAAACATTACACTTGGTAATGCTTCTACTGATATTCTTACTATCAATTCTGATACTACAATCACAGATAATCTCACAGTCAATCAGTCTGTTGACTTTGATAGTAGTCTTAATGTTGACGGTGCAGTTGATTTCAACTCAACTCTTACAGTTGATGGTCAGACTACAATCTATGATTCTTTAATCATTCAGTCTGATAACGAAGTATTTAATATCAATAATGCATCTGGTCAAATCCAATTTGCAGTTGATAGCGATAACGGTAATACAATCATTGGTCGTGTTGGTCAGGGCACAGGTACACTTACTGTCCACGGTGACGCAACATTTAACGACAATACACAGTTTACTGACAACGTAACTATCGGTAATGCAAACACCGATACTCTTACAGTCAATAGCAACACAACTCTAACTGACGACGTTAGAATTAATGGGTCACTAATTGTTGACACGAATGCTACAATAGAAGGTAACCTAACTGTTAACGGCACAACAAGCACAGTTAACTCTACTGTTGTAACGTTAGACGATCCTATTATCACTTTAGGTGGTGACACTGCTCCTAGCAACAATGATGCTAAGGATCGTGGTGTTGAGTTTAGGTATTACGATACTCAAGCAAGACTAGGATTCTTTGGTTGGGATAACTCTGCAGGAAGATATGCACTTTATCATGCTGCTACTAATTCTTCAGAGGCATTCGCAGGCACAAGATCTGGTCTAGATGCAGGATCAATTAAATTATTTGACACAACAAATGCGACAAACTCTGCTTCTGGGACTCTCATCGTTGGTGGCGGTGTTGGTATTGGATTGGATCTCTACGTTGGAGACGATCTCATCGTCACAGACGATGGATCATTTGGTGGAGATGTCAGTATCACTGGCACGCTCGATGTAACATCTGACTTTGCAGTCAACTCTACTAAGTTTACTGTTGCGTCTGCCTCAGGTAACACCGTTGTCCAAGGCACATTACAAGTTGATGGAAACACAACTATTGGTAATGCTTCTGGGGACGCACATGTTGTTACTGGTGGAGTTACATTCAACCAAGCAATTATTTCAACAGACATCACTGCTGATAACGTTAAGATCGGTGTTGATGGATCTAGTGAAATCTCTACTACCTCTGGAAATCTAATTCTAGATTCAGATGGTGGCACAGTTAATATTACAGACAATGCTGACGTCGATGGAAACTTAAATGTTGACGGTAATCAGCAACTAGATGGCACACTGACTGTTGATAGCACATCAACCTTTAAAGATCACATTACTGTAGAAGACGGTAAGCGTATTAACTATGGTGATGATAGTGATCTAATGATCTACTATTTCCCTAATACTGATAATGCTTACATCTCAACAGCAGGAACTACTGATCTAACTATCTCTTCTGAAGAGGTTGAGTTGATGAATGCAAACCATTCATCATACTTCTTCAAGGCAAATGGCACTTCAACACAGATTTACCATGTAGGTAACAAGAAATTTGAAACAACTTCTGGTGGTGTTACTATCACTGGGTTGTTAACTTCTGATACTCTCGCAGTCAACTCAACTTCTACATTTAGCGGTGCGATTACTTCAACCGACATCACTGCTGATAACATTCAGATTGGTGTTAGTGGATCTTCTGAGATTGATACCGCTCTAGGTAACTTAACTCTTGACTCTGCAACTGGTGAGACTATCATTGATGATAACTTGACTGTAAATGGCACAGCAGATATCAATCTGTTGACTACAATTACAGATGGTCTAATTGTCAAGGCAGATAATAAGCAAGTCCAGATCCAGAATGCAGCAGGTCTAGACAAAGTTACTATTGACACTGACAATGGTAATACAGATATTCAAGGCACACTTAATGTTGAGGGTGCTACAACCATTGACGATACTTTCAATGTCACTCAAGCAACTGATCTTGACAGCACTCTAAACGTAGATGGTGCAGCGACATTCCAAGATAACGTTACAATCAACGCTGATAATAAGTCATTCATTATCCAGAATAATTCTGGTGTAGATAAGTTTACAGTAGATACAGATAACGGAAACACAGTAACTCAGGGTAACCTAACTGTTACAGGCACAACAACTCTTGTTGATAACATCACTGCACAGGCAAGATTGGATCTCACTAAGAATGAGAATCCTACATCTCTGACTGGCAATGCACCGTTGATGATTCCTAACGGTGGTATGACTGTTGCAGAGGATGCCTTTATTGGTCAGACTCTAAAACTAGGACCTAACGCTGCTGAGACAATCACTCTTGCAGGTGCTACTGGTAACGCAACTATCGGAGGCACATTGGGTGTCACTGGTATCACTACTCTTACTACTCTAAACTTAGGAAGTATCACATCTACTGGTGCTGCAAACATCGGTGGTAGTTTGATTATTAACACCGACAAGTTTACGGTTTCATCTACAACTGGTAACACTGACATTGCAGGCACATTGGATGTTGCAGGTCGTGTAATCATTGATGACACCTTGAATGTTACACAGGGTGTTGACTTTGACAGCACAATGAATGTAGATGGTAATTCCACATTCAATGGCACGATCACTCAGAATAGCACTTCACTCTTCAAAGATGATGTTGTATTGAGAGGGTCTACTAAGACACTTAAGTTGCAAAATGGTAGTGGCACAACTAAGGTTGAGTTGCAATCTACCTCTGGTAATATCACAGCAGGTGGACTTACAACCACTAACTCACTTGACGTTACAACTAACACCACCATGGGTGGCACACTCGGTGTAACGGGACAGATCACGGGTAACGTCACAGGTGATCTAACAGGTACTGCTGACAAGGCAAACCTTGCTGATGTAACTGATACTACAACTTCAAATCTTACATACTATCCAACATTCGTATCTACTAATAATGGATACACTGAGATTCGCACAGACTCTACCAACCTTACATATAATCCTGGCACAAACAGACTGACTGTTGAAAACTTCAGATCAACCACTGACTTTGAAGTCCAAGGTAACTTGAATATCACAGGTAACATTACTTACGGTCAGGCACAAGTTGGTAGTATTGCAAACCATGATACTGATGCTCTTGCTGAGGGATCTACAAATCTATACTTCACTAACGAAAGAGTTGACGACAGAGTTAATGATCTGATTGTTGGTGGCACAGGTATTACTGCTACCTACGATGACGCAGGTAATATGTTGACCTTGAGTGCTACTCAAGCAGACATCAATACTGACAACATCACAGAGGGATCCACTAACCTCTTCACCACTGCTGCAAGATCAAGGACACACTTTACCTACGGAACAGGTATTGAGTTGTCTGGTAGTGGTCAGTTGTCAGTTACACAATCTGACATCAATACTGATAATGTTACTGAGGGATCTACAAATCTCTTTATCACTGCTGCTCGCACTAGAGGACATCTAAGTGCTGCAGGTGATCTGTCATATAACAGTAGCACAGGTGAGTTTAGTGTAACTACATTTAAGACTGCCGATGCTCGTGGTGCAGTCAGTGCAAGTGGTGATCTTTCCTACAACTCATCAACTGGTGTATTCTCATATACTCAGTCTGATACTGACGGTGTTAACGAGGGATCTACTAATCTTTACTATACAAATGCTCGTGCAGATGCAAGAGTTAACCTACAGACAGGTGCTAACCTAGACCTTTCTTCTAAGGATACTGGGGATCTTGCTGAAGGATCTAACCTTTACTACACGAATGCAAGAGCAGATACAAGAATTAATTTACAGACAGGTGCAAATCTTGATCTCTCATCTAAGGACACAGGCGATCTTGCTGAAGGATCTAACCTCTACTATACAGACGCGAGGGCAGACGCTCGCGTTGTCGCAGGTATCACTGGAAAACTTGATGCTTCTGCAGTCAGTACATTTGGTGGCACCCTCATTGATGATGCTGACGCTGCTGCAGCAAGGACAACCCTTGGACTTGCAACTGTAGCATCTACAGGTGCATACGGTGATCTATCTGGCACACCTTCTCTTGGTGCTGTTGCCACATCTAATGATTATGATGACCTAAGCAACAAACCTACATTATTCTCTGGTGCATATGCAGATCTAACTGGCAAACCTACATTATTCTCTGGTGCTTATGCTGACCTGACTGGTAAACCTACATTGGGCACTGCTGCTGCAACTGCAGCGACTGCTTATGCAACTGCTGCACAGGGATCTACAGCAGACGCTAACGATACTGACATAGATGACATCTATACTCAGTTGGTTGCGATTGGTAATGACACTAACATCTCAACAGTTGCACAACTTAAGACTGCACTACTCGCACTAGCAAGAAGTTAATTAAATGGCACAACCTAATTCTAAAGCTACTCTCAAAGAATATTGTCTCCGTAGACTGGGTAAACCAGTCTTGGAGATTAACGTGTCTGACGAACAGGTTGATGATGCTATTGACTATACCTTACAAAAATTTCAGCAGTATCACTATGATGGTGCCGAGCGTTGCTATCTAAAGCATAAGGTTACACAGGATGTTATAAACAGAAGTGAGACAAATACAACTTCTACCTCTAAGGCAGGAAATGATTCATGGGATGAGGGTAATGGTTATATTGAAATTCCAGATCATATTCTATCTGTAGAAGGTATCTTTTCTTTTACAGATAAGGGCACATCAAACATGTTTGATATTAGATATCAGATGCGTTTGAATGACTTGTATGATTTTACATCTACACAGTTTTATCATTACTATATGATACAACAACACCTTTCTACCATTGACTTTTTGTTAGAAGGTATTAAACCAGTAAGATATACTGCAGTGCAAGATAGATTATATCTAGATTTTGATTGGCCACAAGACGCACAGTTAGATCAGTATATTGTGATCAAGGCATGGAGAGCATTAGATCCTGCAACGTGGACAGAGATATACAATCAGATGTGGGTTAAAGATTATGCTTCCGCTAAGATTAAAAAACAGTGGGGACAGAATCTAACCAAATTCCAAGGAGTGCAGATGCCAGGTGGTGTCACTCTTAACGGTGAAATGATTTACAATGATGCAGTAGAAGAGTTGAAAAACCTAGATGAGCAACTACGCACCACTTGGGAAACTCCACCTCTAGACATGATAGGATAACATGGCTACTAACAGTTACTTCACACAAGGGACTACAGGAGAGCAAGATCTAGTTGGCAACCTTGTTGTCGAGCAGATCAAGATGTTTGGTAAGGATGTGTATTACATTCCTAGGACTCTTGTGAAGAATGATTCTGTTTTTGGTGAGGATACATTAAGTCAGTTTAACGGTGCATTTCTTATAGAAGCATACATCGAAGATGCATCAGGATTCCGTGGTGACGGTGATATGTTTAGTAAATTTGGTGTAAGAATATCTGACCAAGTTACTTTTATTATCTCACGCACAAGATTTACAGAAGCAGTAGACGATAACGCACAATTAATTGTAGAGGGTCGTCCTAATGAAGGTGACTTAATTCATTTCCCTCTAGCAAATAAAACTTTTGAGATCCAATTTGTAGAGCACGAAGTGCCTTTCTACCAGTTGGGTAAGATACACGTTTGGGGATTACGTTGTGAGCTCTTCGAGTACAGCGACGAAGACTTCGACACTGGTGTTGCTGCTGTTGATCAGATAGAAGTAGACTTCTCCAACGCAGTTACTGTCAACTTTGCAGCAGGTGGTAGTGGCGACTTTACAGTTGGTGAGATCGTTGCAGGTGGCACATCTAATGTCACAGCAGAGGTCAAGTCTTGGGATTCAACAACCAGACAACTACAGGTCTTCAACAGATCAGGTATATTTACGATCCCCGAAACTGTTACTGGCCAGACATCAAGTGCTGCTTGGACAACTGCATCCTATAATACAATAAATAATGTGAATAGTGAATTCGATCAGAATTTTGCCTTAGAGACTACTGCTGATGGAGTCATAGACTTCACTGAAAGCAATCCATTCGGTGAATTCGGTAACAAAGGGACTACAATCTAATGTTAGGCACATACTCATATCACGAAATTTTTAAGAAGACAGTTGTCGGTTTCGGCACACTGTTTAATAACATCGAGCTTAGACGCACGTCTGGATCTAAGACTGAGGTCATGAAGGTGCCTCTTGCTTATGGTCCTAAACAAAAGTTTCTTGCACGTCTCGCACAACTAGGAGATCTGACTTCTAAAGATAGGACACAGATTACACTCCCTAGAATATCATTCGAGATACAAGCAATAGCATACGATCCTACAAGAAAATTATCACCTACCTCATACATAAGACATACAACAGGAGATAAAACCAACAAAGGTTTTATGCCAATCCCATATAATGTTAACTTTGAATTGGCAATCCTATCTAAGAATCAAGATGATGCCTTGCAGATTCTTGAGCAAATTCTTCCACACTTCCAACCTAGTTTCAATATCACAATGAATCTAGTTGCTGAGCTGGGAGAAAAAAGAGATTATCCAGTCACACTGTTGAGCGTGGACTATGATGATCAATATGAAGGTGACTATGACACACGTCGCACACTGATATATACGTTACAGTTTGTCGCAAAGACTTACTTGTACGGACCTGTTACTGATAAGACAGGTGAGCTTATCACCAAGACGATTGTTGATTATGCAACCGATAGTAAGGTTACCGCTCCTAGAGAGGTGCGTTACACAGTTACACCTGATCCTGCTGACGCAGATCCAGATGATAACTTCGGATTCAATGAGATTTATAGTGAGTTTACAGATGCAAAATCAAGAAACCCAACCACAGGAAACGACGAGTAAGTTTGATGGAATCTCTGATGCCATGGACATCGAGACAAAAATCATACCTACTGAGAAACCTGATGTAGAAAAGGTAGAGGAGATTGTAACCTCAACTAAAGCACAGCTCAAAAAAGATTATGAATATACTCGTGGAAATCTCTATTCTCTGATTGAGAAAGGACAAGAGGCAGTAGACGGTATCCTTGAGTTAGCACAGGAATCTGACCAACCTCGTGCGTTTGAAGTAGCAGGTCAACTTATCAAACACGTCGGTGATGTTGCTGACAAGTTGGTAGATCTACAAAAGAAAGTTGCAGATATAGAAGCACCCAAGAAGAAGGAAGTGAATACCACAAACAACACTATGTTTGTAGGTAGCACTGCTGACCTGGCAAAGTTTCTAAAGCAGCAACGAGATAAATAGAAAGTATAGGAGAATCTTTTACCCATGTCAGTATTAAATGTAATTGACACCCAAACAGTGACAGGAAGTGGCACCAGCTACGTCGTCGTAAAGTCTGGTGTCTTGAGATGTCTTGCAACATCTGCCTCTTCGATTCAAATCGATGAAGGTCCTGCTATTACTTTGGTTGCCAATGAAGCATTGTTAATTTCATGTGGTAAAGCAAAGAGTGCTAAGATTGCAGCAGCAAC